AGAGCGCCCACCAAGCCCCTCTCTAGACGGGTCCCTGATTCCTTAACCGCCCGCCCAAACTTCATTAGGTAACGAGCGTCGGTGTTTCAGTGCTCGTATAAAAATCAATTGCGTTGTTCTGTCCAGCCGGAGCATAGCCCATAAACTGCCGCGTCTCCACCTTAGCGGCATCGCCGCCAGAAAAAGCCGCATCAATGTCCATAATCTTAATGCGTGGGCAAACAAATGCAAAAGTCAGTTTCGGTGCAGCAGTCGGAGCTTGAAGCACTACTTTAAGCTCAAACTCTGTTTCTGCGTCGAAAGCGTCTAGCGCAGTAAGGTCTTCCCGAATTGCCGTAATGTCACCAGAAACAGTGAGCATATTCATAAAGATGTCCGGCGATACAAAAGAACCAATTACAGGCTGTCCTGCCGCTTCCGTAGACACAGTCAGGTTTACGCCGGTCAAAGTAGTAATCGCACTTCCACCGTATGTAATAACAGCGTCGTCCGCAATGAGCGGAACGCCGGAAGTAAGCGTTGGGCTCGTGTACCAAGGTGACTGTCCCGTAGTTTTGACGTTACGGTCTACCCCCTGAAAACCCCACTCGCAGGTTGCCATTTCACCGGGTTGAAAGCTGAAAGCCCCCGATACCAGACGACAGCCAATAAAAGTCTCTGACTGATCAATATCGGTGTCGTACTGCTCAATCGTGTAAGAGCGGTAAATCGGCGTGGCCGGAGTGGCAACCTTGGCCACTTGAGTACCAACGCCTACGCCACCGTTGTCGATAGTTGTTTCTTCTTGCAATGAACCAATAGTGCCGCGCACAAGGTCTTCCAAGAAAAGATCAAACTCACCGCCCGGGTTAATCTCGGTGGTGTAGGAACCTGTAACGGTTTTACCACCAAGCCTACCGATGTTCATCAGCTGATCGCTGCGACGCTCGTTTGATGCAATGTTAGCCCGATTAAGTTTCAAGCCCGGACTGTCGAGAATACGAATGCGGTCTGCACCCGCCCCCGAGGCTTCTTCTGTACCGAATACCGCTTCCCGCTTACAGGCGGCAAGGACATTGGTAGCTGACTGTGATGCCATTGTTTTTGTCCTCTAAATGATATTGCGTGTCCTGCCCCATAAGGGGATAGTGACTAAAGTATATGCAAACCCATCGTCATCTCTCAAGACTTGGCTACGTTCCGGTCCTGGGTTAGAACGTACTCGCAGTATGTTGCCGTCTGCAAGAGTCATAGCGTAACGGGGTGCAAAGGTGTCCAAAACAGCGTCTGCCAGTTTGGACAATGCGTTCACGCCTATGTTCTGCGGTGCAAAAAGGCGCGTTAAATAAACCGGTAAGGTGTCTATGTCACCTAGTGTCCCAACAGACGTTTGTCGTGACGGTCCCGGCAAGTATTCTTCTGTAATGTACCAACGGTCTGTTGTCGGATTCACTTCAAGATTTGACCACCCCCTTAGCTCGGGGATACCCACAGTCAGCGATCTACCGCTTGCGCTAGTTTCGGCTGTGCGTGTTCCGCGAAGAGTAATAGTTGTTGAAGTAACCGTTGATATTAGACCCGCACTGTTATCGGTAAATCCAGCGGGCTTTACTTCCATGCCTGACACAAATCCGTCGGCAACAAAGTCACCAGAAGGTCTTGTAAATCCGTTCGCCGTAGCTACGAGGGTTGTAGATCCTGTAGCAGCGACTTGTGTGGTCAATAAGCTGTTTCTGCATTTAAGAAGAACGTCGTGATGGTCAATCATTTTACACTATCCTTAATGATAGCTAGTTCTTCTCGAACCACCCAACGCCAGTTAAGTCGCGTTAAGCGAACACTGTTAAAACCACCGACTTTAGACCGTAAGACAAAGTTTGTGCCGCCACCAGCTTCAAACTTAGGCGCGTACTTTTTATCTGTGCTGATTTCTACGTTACGGCTAGCCAATGTGCCTTTCCTTGTCCAAGAAAGGCGCAAAGCTTCTGTGTCTACCGGCTGTCCGGGCGCACCGGTAGTTGGCGAACCGTATTTAATTGAACGTAGGCAATGCCGCACAAGTGCAGAATAAAGTTTAGCCTCACGTTTTTTTGCCATCTTGGCAAACTCGTCTAAGGTTTTACTAAACCTTTTTCCAGTGTCAAAATTAAGAACACTCATGCGACAACAACTTTGGCTCCGATACCTTGGCCGTCTGGCACATAAGGTATCACAGCTCGCACGACGAGCTCTTCACTTTCCCAGACTACACCGGAATCTACAACCGGAAGGCTGCTGACTACATCAGGAATAAAGAACAATGTTCTGGGGTTAGTTAGCGTCAGCGATGCTAACCCTTCGTATTCAGTCATGTCTCCGGGCAATGACACAGCATAACCTGAGACAGTCGACGTAGTGTTCTCAGTGTAAGAATCTGTTGTTTCATCATACACTTTAACGTGACTGACAAAATCTACTTGTGAGCCAACCTTTTTGATGCGTCGGTAAGCCGATGTATAGCGCGTCAAAGCATTCACCAGTCGTAAGTCTGATTAGACTGGTAAGAAGGTATGCCCACAATGGCCGCGGCACCGTCTTCGGACACGGGCAGCTGATCGTGCCACTCGCTGAGATGCTCTTCATACAAGTCCCGCAAAGCATCTCTCTGGTCCTGTTTAAATTCGGTGCGACCTAGCACTCCGACATCGGCGTCATCTTCAGCCGGTCTGGCTAAAGCAAGCGTATATGCCGCTTTGAAGGCCAGATAGTAGGCGTAAGATTTAATAGCACTGTCAGATGCACTAACAGATTCAAAAGTGTACGCGGCGGCAAGAGTTGTCGCCTGCATCGCGTATTCGTTAAGACGCAAAGTTAAAGCGTCATTATCGTTTTCGTATTCACCACTAAACAGTTCAGGCTCAATCATTCCCGTAGGGGAAAGCAAGTCTAAAGCTGTCACTGCCATGATTAATCGTCACCCTTAGCGAACGGATTATCCGTTTTTGCCGCCTTCTTTTTAGGTTCGGCTTTCTTTTTTGATTTCTCTTTCATAATAGAAATAGAACCGGCTTCTTTTAGTCTATCGAGCTGTTTAGGACTCAGACGAGCTTCAAGGGCAACTGCGTGCTCTTTATTGTTCGGCATATAAACCATCTCGCCGACTCTTACAGCACCGTTAATTGTAATCATTACAAACCTTCTCCAAAAGGAATAGGTGGGGGTGGGAGTCTCCCCCCACCCCCTGTCCTATTAGACGCCTGCGTCGATAACGTACATCTTCTGCTCGTCGGGATCAGGCATCGGGTTGATCTGAGCCTCAACGGTCAGTTCACGTCCGCCATTGGCGATATCGTGGTAAACCGTGACACCCCGAACATCCACGCTTGCCGTGGGGTCCTGCGAGCTAATGTCGTACGCACGGGCAACCGGCGCGAACGCCGTAGTTCCAACAGTAAGGCCAGACGGCACTGCCGCAACCTTCTGCGCAGGCCAGACCTTAGAACGAGTGTAGGCAGTACCACCATCATCGAAGGTGTCTACCGTCTGCTCATTAATGTAGAACTGGAAAGGCATACCAAGCTCGTCCGAGATACGCTGTTCGAGAACAGGTACCGTCGGCTTAAGGCCCGCTTGTGCACCCGGCATCGGGTTAGGCGCATCGGCCTGAATAGCATTCCGGGTAGCAATCCGCATCATTGCACCCTCAATGGGTCCAACGGTGTCGATTGCATCTTCCATCCACGCGAGGAAATCGTCGTAAGCGTTCGTGCCCACGTCGTTCCACGCTGTTCCAGCCGTCTGATACCGACCGGCATCGAAGCCAAACGAAGTCGTAACCGTGGCGCCCGTTGCAGGGTTAGCCGTGGTAATCGAACCATTTGCCCACGCGCTGAACACGTCGAGCTCAAGACGGCGCCAAACAGCCATCGCAAGCATCTCAGTACGCGCAGGAATCCGAGCCGAAATAACATCACGGAAAAGAGCCTGATTGCCGCGGACCTCGTTAAGGAGATCCTGCATCTCTTTCTCTTCAACCTTGAAATAAGCTTCAATCGGCACCCACTCGAGCTCCCGACGTTCTGGGGTTTCGAGCGGAATGTAACGTCCGCGAGTGTTCCACTCTCTGCGGTCAGCCGTCACACGGACGTCAAGACTCGTCAGAGACTGCAACTTGGTGGTATCCACGTCACGGCGCGGCATAAAGCCAGACCAGAGCAACTGCCCCATGTCTAGCGGGTCCATGGCCTGAGCCCGGACCGTCAGTGCTGTAGGCGACAGATCTTCCTCTGCCTCCAGCCAAGTGAAATCAGCCATTAGGTGTTCACTTCCTTTAGGTTAGGGTAATCAGGTATTGGTAATGGCAACATGAGAACCGGCAATGTCGATGGCAGCAAGCTCATCAACGCTAAGTGCACGGCCCATCGAGTCTTCCATAATGTCCCGGTTAAGGACGCAATACCGAGCGACTCCAACTTCCACATCCGGCTCAGAGGCTAGACCGGCAACGCCGGTAGCAACCTTGGTTGCTTCAACAACGCAGCCGTAAGCAATCTGAGAAGGCGCC